GCCAGTTGAACGGAACGTAAAGAAGCCGAAACCTGCAGCTGCGACGTAAATCGACGCGCTTGACGAACTGTCCAATGTGGTGCCATTTCCAAAGGCATTCACAGCGGTCGTGTTCGTACAGGTGACGGTGCTCGGGGCGGCTGCGGCGGTCTCCCCGGTCGCTCGCTTCTCAACGATGACCTGGAAAACTGTGCCGACCGGCAACGGTGGCAAATTGAAGGTAAACACTCCCGCGCCTGAAATGGCAGAAGCGGTGACCCCCGAAAGCGCACCGAGAGCGGACTGAACAGATGGCGTGCCCGTCAAAAACGTGCCGGCGCCGCCACCCGTGGCCGTCAAGTGAAGCCAGCCCTGTCCAGCCGTCTGCGCCTTGGGCCGAAAGAGCTCCACATCATAACTAACCCAAATCTCGCCAAGAACGGTGTTTGCCGCAATGGGAGAGACGACTGCGATCTAAAAATTGCCCAAATCAGTCGCTGTCAAGGGAAGAGTCGTGTTGTTGCCCTGGCGGATCATATACATCGCTTGTGTATTGACCGCACATTCCACCCCGTAGATCATGTTTTGATCAGGCCTCGCGCTAATCGCGAAGTCACTGTTCTCCATCTGAATCTTCGTGGCGTAATTTGGGGCAGCCGGGTTGTACTCCATGGCCATGACCACCGAACCCATCGCACCTCCTGCCAAATAAGGACTTGTCGTCGAAACAAATTCAAAGACGAGACCGTTGATACGGTATTCTTCAAAGTTTGCAGCGATTGGAGCCAAATATGGAAAGGAGGCTAAGAGGCCTGGGTTGATGGGATAAGAAGTGGAGGAAAAGGCGCCTGCCACGGCACCTTGCGTCAAGTCACCTAGGTACTCGCGATGTTGGACGCGAACGCCTTGTGCGGCATTCGAAAACTGGGCGTATGAACCAACGCCCGGTTTGACCAGCGAATTGCGCTGAGGCATCTCATTGGCAGTGTAATCGCCCATGCCAAAGAGCTTACTCATGCGTGCCGCTAAGGTCCGTCCTACTTTCGCACCACCAGATGATGACCCCAATCGCGATCCGACAAGCCCACCAAGCGCATCTCCTGCGCTCAACAAAGCTTCCTTCACGACCGGTTTCAACGCCGTCTTCACTTCGCCCAGTACAGCTTTGTAGTCGCCTTTGCCTGCGACCATTTGCTGCTTCCGGGGCTTTTTGTTGTTGTTCTTCTTCTGTTGTTGTTTCGG